TCTCTGGAGAGAGGGTTGGTGACGCTGGTAATGGTCCCGGCACAGAATTTAACTATGCGTTTCGCCAGTATAAACATTCTTGGCTTAAGTGGACGGGATTGATAGATGGGCCGCACGTGTGGATTGGCTGGGATGAACTTAGATTTGGCATTGAAGGCAACGGAACGGGGTTCAGTGACGTACATCCATTCCAACATGAGGAACCATAATGGCATCCATTATAGAGTCCATTGAATACGTTGAGCTGACTTGGGACAACGCCTTGGACGGCGATACCGACCTCACTCTAGGTCAGGACGAAGCTCAGTGCATCCCATTCAAAACATGGGATATGACAGAGGGTTCAGTCCCTAATGATTGGCGCGAAGTCTGCGCTGCTGTTGACATCTATGACAATAGTGGAACGGCAGCAGTCAGGATGGTTGCTACAGGCAGGGCTGATAGTTCTGATGCTCAAGCTGGCGTTTTCATTGTTGAATTTGTTTCGGGCATAACGGTTCAAAAAGAAGCGTTTTCAATTGCTGATTCATCTACATCAGATTTAGTTACGCTAACGACTGATCCCGGCGACCAAGGCGCAACATTCTGGGTTACCTCATATGACTATACTCACACTGTTGTGGAGATTGGCTGGAGCAGTCCAATGCTCGGCTCAAGGTTTAACGGCGCGAACACTGATCAAATCACAATAGATAGAATAAATAACAATGGCGTGGTTGCGGGTTGGCTCTATGTTGTTAGTTGCGCTGCGGGTGAGTTCACTGTTGAGCATACGACAATCGCGCTAGCTGACACTGTGGAAAGTAATACCACAGCAATTAGCGCAACCGTACTTGCAAGCACATTCATTATTGCTGATTACACAAGTCAAGAAGGCGGCGATGATCCTGTTGATGGTAGCATAATTGTTGATTTGAACTCAGCAACGACAGTTCGGGCGCGGCGCGGTATAACCTCAACAGATCCATCTGGATTATGCACAGCTTATGTGCAGGTGATTGAAGCACAGGGCGGCCAGTTTGCCGTGCAGCGCGATGATTATACGCTTACGACAGTAAATGGTACTGACTCATTCACTGCTGTTACCGAGGCTAATTCCATCGCCAAACTGAGCGTATCGCACGGTAATAACTGCATTGGACTAAGTGACCTTACATTCAATGGTGCCCACGATGAGATGTCAGTCAGGCTGAGTTTCGCCAGTAGCTCGTCGATCACGTTTGATTGCAGTGCAGTTAACGAGTCTGGTCGAATTTTAGCATGGGAGGTTGTTGATTTTACTTCTGTGGCTGGCGTTACCATCACTGACGTTGACGGTGACGAGGCATGGGATGATGGCGATACCGGACTTGTCATCACTGGAACTGGCTTTGTCTGATGGCCTTCCCAGTCATAGAAGCGGTCCAACAGAACTCCGGTCAGTCTGGGACAAACTGGGGTAGCCAAAGCCTTACCAGCCTTGCAACCATAGCCGCCGACGATTTATTAGTCGCTTTTGTCACGATTGATGGTGCTAACGAAACGGTTGGCTTCACTGGCGGTACTGGTGGTTGGACAAAGATAGCTGATGGCAGTACGTGGAGCGATGGTTCCTGTACGTTGGCCATTGCGTATCGCTATGCAAATGGGACGGATGATGCGTTAAGCATTACCAACGGCAATGAAGGTGGCGGCTGTCGCATATACCGCATCAGTGGCGCAGAGGACCCGTCCACACAAGCCCCGGAACTCGCTGATTCAGGGCCATTAACGGGTGGCGCACAAACCGTACCCGTTCCACTAACTACTCCGACTGGTGGTGCTAAGGATTATCTGTGGCTTGCGATTTGTGCGCATGATCGAAACAGAGGCTTTACCAGTGGCCCGACAAACTACAGTAGCGGTGCTGTTTCAGGTTCTGGTTCTGGTGGTTGCAGTATCGGTTATGGCACTAGATCATTCAACGCCTCAAGTCAGGACCCGGATAGTTTTGAGTGGGCGGCTGCTGATGGATATGTTTGTGACCTGATAGCGATTCATCCTGCTGCTGTGCCGGGTGAGGTAACGGCAGGAGACGGCACCCCACCACCAACCCTTGCTGAAGTCACCGCCTCTGGTGCAGCAAAAGTTCGTCATGCGGCCACAGCGGCTGTAACGATAGCGACATTAACAGCGGCTTCTGCTGCAATCATCTGGCCAACAGTTTATCTGAATACCACAGAGACGACTGCTGGCGCTGACGTAATGACCGTCACGGACGTTGATCCTGACGGTACGAGTATCACGTTTACCGACCCGGCAGGCGGCAAGAGTGGGTCGTTATTTCTTGGTGTTGAGAACGCCAGAGCTGGAATAGCGTGGATCAGCGTTGAGGTAACTGACCCTGCCACCAAGACGGCCCAAGACGGCAGCCCACCACCAACCCTTGCGGAGCTTACGTCAACATCGACTGTTGATGTGCGTCATAGCGCATCCGGTACGCCAGCAATCGTTGAGATTACCTCAACCAGCATTTCTACGGTCAGGCACTCAGCCACAGGTACGCCAACGCTCGCTGAACTGACTGCCAGTGGCGCGGCACTGAGTATCAATCTTGCCAATGGAACTCCGTCACTTACGGAGCTTACGGCATCCGGTGCAGCACAAATCGTCAAGCTGGCAAACGGCACACCCAATATTGACGAACTCACCGCTACTGGTACGAGCATTACGCGTCACCTAGCGAACGGTACGCCCAGCATTGATGAACTCACGGCATCTGGTAATGCAGGTGTCGTTGGTGTGCAAACAGCTTCTGCTGATGTTTCTATAGACGAGCTGACCTCTTCGGCTACTGCTACCACAATTCATGTGGCAAGCAGCGCAATAACGCTGGACGAGCTAACTGCTTCAGGCACAACCCTGATAGGGGTTAAGCAAGCCAGTGGTGATATTGACCTTGCAGAACTGACTGCATCAGGTGCTGCCAACGTTCCGAAGATTGCTGATGCAGCCGTTTCTATTGTAGAACTGACATCTGCTGGTAACGCTGTAACAAGGCATAGCTCGTCTGGAACACCGTCCATTGACGAGCTAACCGCCTCTGGCTCTACGGATATACCAAGTGACGAAGTTATAGCCTCTGGCTTTGCTGAAGGCAGCGGCATATATGGTGATAACACAACTACAGCCAATTGGTACACATCAGCCAGCGACCCCAATGAAATCTTCCTCACTAGGTTTGACACGCCAACCAGCCTTTATGCGGAGCGAGCTTATTGTTATTTCCGTAACACGCTGTCAAATACCTCTGGCAAGTTCCATATTTATGACGATGACACTCAGGGCGGCGCGGACTATCCCGGCAACCTGATATGGAGCAGCGAGTGGGTCCCTCTGCCAGAAACTGGCTTATCGCTTGTAGACTTCGGGCCAGTAAATCTACTGCTTAGTGGCAGGCACTTCATTGGCGTAGAGACTGACAGTAATTCTACTGAATGGAAGATAGACCTAGCTGCTGGTGCCGCTTCAGTTTATGCCACAGACAGTGACGGCTGGAGTGGTGACCCTTGGCCAGCAGACGTAGGCAGCAAGAACAACAACAGGCTTAATGCGTATCTTGAATATGGCGGCTCTGTCAGAGTACCGATTGTTACAGCCTCTGGTACTGCTACCGTTATTCATGGTGCCAGCGGCACACCGTCAATAGATGAGCTAACGGCCAGCGCTAACGCGAACAGGCCAAGAGTCTGGCTGAACGCTACCGAAACAAAATCCGGTGCCACGGAAATGACGGTAACGGCATGGAGCCACACCGGAGACAGCATCACATTTACTGACCCGGTTGGCGCACCAACAGGCTCCCTGTTCCTTGGCGTTGAGAATGTACGAAACAATGACATAGGCTGGATTGCAGTAACCGTTGGGACCCTAGATACAACAAAGACGGTTGACGGCACTCCGTCGATAGCGGAAATAACAGCAACGTCACTAGCGAACGTTCTGCAAGGTACGGAAGGCTCGCCAACCCTTGATGTGATTACGGCATCCGGTACTGCTGTAGCCAATCAGTTCCCGGCTGCGTCCGGTTCGATAGTTCTCGATGAACTCACTGTCAGTGGTACTGGTGTTGCCCTTGTTCGGCGGCACGCATCAGGGTCAATTGAACTTACCCCTTTAACTGCAAGCGGCACCGCAACTGGCGTACCCATCAGGGTTACTGGCACCCCGTCTATTACCGATATTACTGCCAGCGGCACCACCATAACCAGACGCCACGCAGATGGCACCCCGTCACTGGATGCTGTTAGCGCCAGTGGTATCGCAAGGGCTAACCCACAAAGGGCTAACGGAACTCCGTCCATAGAGGAAATCACAGCCTCTGGCACAGCAATAGGACCCGCTGCTGCTGGTGGTGGCGGTGGATCATGGGACCCGCACAGGTCACTGGTCGGCATCAAACTCAGAAACCAGCCTTTCAAGAGCAAAAAGGTTGAGGAAGAGATTGAGGAAGCCGTTGAGGAAGCCCTTGAGGAAATTAAGGAAGTTGAGGGCAAGGGCAGGAAACTCTCAGGTCAAGCCGCTTCGTTCCTTGCTACAAAGAAACTGCTTGCAAGACAGCAATTCATACGCAACATCCGGGGCAGTGAAGAACTATCCAAGCGCATTGCGGAGCTTCAGCTTGAGGCGAGAGTAAACGAGCTAATCAGGCAGCGCAGGGACTTCCTTGAAGATCAGCGCCTGTTTGACGAACAGATTGATCTGCAAAGGCTTGCCAGTGAGGCCGAAGATAGGTTATTTATTGCGGCAGAAGCTGACAGGAAAGAGCGTGAAACAGCAAGACTGTCAGAAATCATTGAACGCAAGAAGGTTGTCAGGCAAACAGCCTTGAGGTCAGACAAGGAAGATATGGAGGCATTGGTGTTTATTATCAGTGAACTGCTATGACTGTCAGGAAATTTGTTTACAGCAAAGAAACTGGTAAGATGGTGGAAGTTACCGATACGGTGAAGCCCCGAAAGGGTCCTTACATAATCGGAGACATAGAACCTTACCAAGCGGTAGGTCCTGAATACGGCAAAGTGATTAGTTCAAGATCACAGCACCGGGAATACTTAAGGAAGCACAGCTTGATTGAGGTCGGTAACGAAAGAAAGTATTTTGATGGGACTAAGAAATGAACCCAGAACCAGTTGAGGAGTTAAGCACCCCGGAAGACGAGGGGCCAGCGTCCTTGAGAGAGGCTCTTAGGGAGTCTTTCGCAGAAGAAAGAGAAAGCACTGGTGAACCGCCAGCAGAGGGGGAAGTCATAGACCTCCACCCAACCGACGATGAACCGGAACTCGACCCCAGCACTGAGCAAGAAGCCGCACCAGAACCTTCTGAGGATTTATCCCAAGGCGATGATGAGGTCATTCCAGCACCAGAACACTGGTCAGACGAGGATAAGGCAACCTTTGAAACGTTGCCGAGCGCAGCCCGAACGTATTTGCTGAAACGTGAAACGCAGTACGAGCAGGGCATCCAAAGTAAGTCCGATGAACTCAGGCCATTGCAAGAGGCTTTCGGACCATACGCCGAAATGATGCAGATGCGTGGCATCGACGCACCCACAGCAGTACGAACGTGGGTCGCCGCACAAAGCGCATTGGATGCAGACCCGGTGAATGGTCTTGATTTGCTCATCCAGTCATATGGACCTGAGGTGAAAAGTGCGCTGCTTGCGCATTTCGGACAAGCCGAGGAATACGCCGATTCTGAATTAGAAGTTGACCCGGAGGTAAAAAACCTCAGGGCACAGCTTGATTTACAGAAACGGCAGGGGCAGCAGGCCCAATTGCAGTACAAGTCCTTTCGTGAACAGGAAGCAATGGAGCAAGTTAGGTTGTTCAAGGATGCAGCAGATGATCAAGGTGCGCCGTTACACCCGCACTTTGAGGCCGCACAGGAGACTATGCGGGCACTGCTGATGAGTGGTCAGGTTCCAGATTTGGAAACGGCATACGACCAAGCAAAATGGTCAGTGCAGGAATATCGCGAGGAAGCTGCGAAACAATATCTGGAAGAAAATACACAAGAGCAAGCCAACAAACGTGCCAAGGCAGCGGCGAACGCTAAAAAAGCGGCAACCGGAGTCAGCGGCAAGGGTTCCAAGCCTCCACCCACGAAAGTGGCAGCAACACTGCATGACGACCTCAAAGCTGCATGGAGTAATTCGGTACGAGGAGAGTAAGAAATGGCCAGTCCAAACCTTACAGAAATCGTCACCACTACCCTGTATAAGCGCAACAAAGAACTCGCTGATAACGTGTCCAACGGTAATGCACTGTTGGCGCGACTGAACGAGAAAGGAAATGTGCGAACTGCAAGTGGTGGGCGACAAATCGTTGAGGAACTGGAATACGCAGAGAACTCAACATTCATGTATTACAGTGGTTATGAGACGCTGGATATTAGTCCCTCTGATGTGTTTACGTCAGCGGTTTATGATTGGAAGCAGGCAGCAGTAAACGTGTCAGCGTCCGGTCTTGAAACCGAGATTATGAACGCTGGTGAGGAAGCAGTAATCAATCTGCTGGAAAAACGCATCGACAACGCAATGAAGACGATGCGCAACAACCTGTCTACCGGGGTTTATTCCGATGGTACGGGTACTGGTGGCAAGCAAATTGGTGGACTGCAAGCAGTTGTCGCAGACGCTGGCACAGGAATAGTTGGTGGTATAAATTCAACCACCTACACTTTCTGGAAGAACCAGACCTCTGGTGACGCCACGCTTACCACAGCAGCACACGCCCGCACGGAAATGCAGGCAATGTGGCTCGAAACCAGCAGGGGTCCAGATACAACGGACTTCATTGTTGCTGACGCGCTCACATTCGGACTGTTCTGGGATTCACTGACTGACATTCAGAGAATCACCGAGTCTGAAACTGCTACCGCTGGTTTCCAATCGTTGAAGTACGTCACGGCTGACGTTTTCTACGATGGCGACTCCGGTATCCCGGCCAGCCATATGTACTTCCTCAACACGGACTACCTGTACCTGCGGCCTCACGCTGCTCGTAATGTAGTTCCTCTGGAGAAGAAGTCTTCTTTGAACCAAGACGCAATGATCGTTCCGGTTGTCTGGGCTGGTAACCTTACCTGCTCAAACCGTTCGCTTCAGGGTGTCGTTTACACCTAAGAGGAGGTGATTCATGGCTAACACTAACTATTGCATCACAGCGATGGGTGTTGACTTTGACCGTAGAACCGCGACTGCCGAGCATACGCTTGGCACGACTGGGCTTTGCAATCTGAGCGATATGTGTATGTATGTGCAGGACTCCGGTTCTGGCATCGCTGCATCACAGACCGACATCGCAGTAACTGCTGATGGTGCCGCTTCGGACGGGTCCGGTACGTGGGAAAACTCTGCGGTGGCTTTTGCGGCTGATGAATTTGGTTGGGTTCGCAAGAACATTGCTGGCGCTATCGCCGCCTAGGGGGTGAGGTATGTACCTTCTTGGAATCGGTGAAGATGCAGTAACTGCTGCCACGGATGTACCAGCCTATTCGGTTGGTACTCTTGGTGCCATTTCCGACAACACCAACGGCACACGGGTTTTCCTGTATGTCCATGCAGCAGAGATTATTACTGCTGCCGGGTATTTGTGTCAGGTTGACTCGGCTGGGGAGGCACAGATGGTTGATTCAACCTCTTCGGCTCCGGGCACTGGTGTCGGTCTTCGGGTCGGCGCAGCTATGGCAGCGGTTGCCAACAATGAGTGGTTCTGGATTCAGGTGTACGGCAAGGGTTCTTTACGAACTCTGGCTGATGCTGCTGTCGGAACCGCACTCAACTCAACAGCAACACCGGGCGCAGTTGATGACGCTGGCTCTGGGTTTGAGATAATCAATGGCTTGTCTCTGGGTACTGCTACTGGCGGTGCTGAAGCGACAAACGCTGATGCTTACTTCAATTACCCGTGTATCAGCAGCATCACGAACGCTTAATTTAATGGTGATAGGGGGCAGCAATGCCCCCTGATCCTTAGGAGAAGTAAATGGCATTTGAGGACCAAGTGTTTGCGACGTTCTATGACGATTCACTAAAGAACGATTCTCAAACCAAGAAAAAGGGTTATGCTGTCTTTGATGATGTAACCATGATCAAGATTCAGGTGCCAAATCAACAGGACTGCGTTCCCAGACCGCTTCAGGAAAAGGATAAAACACGTTTTCCAAAATCGTGGCAGGCGTTTGTTACCGGAAAAGAAGCGGTTGAAGACGGCTTCCCGTTGGAACAGTGGCCCCAATTAACTGCTGGTGAGCTGAAGGTCTGCCACGCGAACATGATCAAAACAGTCGAACAGCTTGCTGGTGTTGCAGACTCAGCTATTCACCGCTTGGGTCAGGGTGGCATGGGCATGAAGACTCGCGCTCAGAAATTCATATCAAACTTGGGTGAGGTAGATACTCTGCGCGAAGAGAACAGGAAGCTCAAGAAGCGTATTGAGAAACTTGAGGCAAAAGCTACAACCAAGAAACCTGCACGTAAGAGGTTAAAGGTGGCTTCGTGACGTTACTATCTATGTGCCAGAATGTTGCTGACGAGGTTGGCATCAAAAAGCCAACCGCAGTTATGTCCAGCACTGATCCAACCACTGTGCGTATATACAGGCAGGCGGTTCGCACTGGTACAGTCTTAGCAAAAAAGAACTGGCACGAACTGATCAAGTTTGAAGTGTTTGTAACGACCCCCAACGAGAGACAATACTCGTTGCCGAGTGATTACAGGTCAATGGTGCATGATACGGCTTGGAACCGGACGACCAGTAAGCGGATTTTCCTCATATCACCACAGTTATGGTCTTATGAGGAAAACAACATTACTGCGACTTTTGAAGACAGGTTCAGGTTGATGGGTGACGATTCAGTTAATGACCCTGCGGTTGGTAATGACTTTACAATGACACCAACCCCAACCAGCGCAGAGACAATTTATTATCAGTACTACAGCAAGAACTGGGCGCAAGCCAGTAACGGTGTTGATAAGCCTGCGTTCACCTTAGACACTGATATTGTACCATTCGATGAAGACCTGTTTGAAATGGGTATGGTCTGGCGCGTACTGAAACAGATGGGCCAACCATACGAAGAAGAGAAAACCGACTTTGATACACAACTGGAAATTTGCCTAGCTCAATCAGGGGCAACTGAGAGACTACACGCTGATGGGAATAGGGCGACCTTTTCAAATATACCCGAAACAGGCTTCGGTTAATCGAAGACAAGTTAATAAGCGGGTAACAATTCCGTCGCCAACAGGTGGCTGGAACACCCGTGACGAACCCACCAATATGCCAGTCAACGATGCCGTTGAACTGATCAACCTGATACCAAGACACGGCTTCTGCCAAATGCGCGGAGGCTATGAGTCTCATTCAACCGGAGTGGGTTCCGGTGATGTAGATATGGTCACCGAGTATTACAACGGCTCAGACAGGGTATTGCTGTCAGCATCGGCCACCAACATCTACGACTCAACCGCAGCGGGTGCTGCTACCTCAAAGGGTTCTGGCTTCACCAATGGACGCTGGGACGTTGGCATGATGAACGGCGTCATGTGTTTTGTTAATGGCGATGACACCCCGCAGCAGTTCGATGGGACAACCCTTGAAGACCTTACGATTACCGGAAGTGGCCTTACGTCCACTGACTTGATAGGACTGCATATATTCAAGTCACGAAGTTATTTCTGGGAAGCTGATAACCAGAGTTTCTGGTATTCGGCAACCAACGCTCTTGGTGGCGCACTGACTGAGTTTCAGTTGGGTCGCATCGCCAAGAAAGGCGGCAAGCTGCTACGCATGATTTCATGGACCGTAGACGGTGGCGACGGACCCGATGATTACGCTGTATTCATAATGGACACAGGGGAGGTGATCGTTTATCAGGGGGATGATCCCGGCTCGGCACTCTACTGGGGTATTGTCGGTGTCTACAACGTAGGCAATATAATCAATGACCGCAGCATCGTGCCGTTCGGTGGCCAAATCTTGGCTATTGGTGAGGGCGATATTGTAACCATGCCACAGGCGTTCCAAGATGCTACACCGCCTGTCACCAAGTTATCGGGTGCAATATCGGCAGCCGTGACGGCTTACGGCTCCAACCCCGGTTGGGAGATATTTATTTACCCCGCTGAACGATTGGCGCTTATCAATGTGCCGATAGCTTTATCACCTGATCTTTTCGATCAGTACGTGCTTAATACCGAGACGATGGCTGGGTGCCGCTTTACCAACATACCAGCAAGGACTTGGGGCGTGTACAACGGCAACGCCTACTTCGGTGGGCTTGATGGCAAGGTTTATCGTTACAACACCATTGAGAGTGACGATTCATCAGACATAGAGGTGACTGTAAAACAGGCATGGACTGACTTTGGTTTGCCGGAAAATAAACAGGTTACAACCATACGACCAACGTTTTATGCACACGATGCCCTGAATGTAGACATAAGCATTGGCTATGATTTTGTTGATGCCACCATAGGTTCGCCCTCAAGCAGTGTCGCTGGCGGGACCCCTTGGGGTTCACCGTGGGGTTCACCGTGGGGCACCACACCAGACACCTCTGCTGAGTGGCGACTGGTAACAGGCAGAGGCTCTGCTGCATCAGTGCAAATGCGCTATTCTCGACAGGGCGATGCGCCCAAGTGGTTCAAGACGGATGCCCTTGTCAAGCGAGGGGGTAACCTGTGATTACGCTGGAACTACCCAAGACCGAAGAAGAGAACATCGCATTGGGTCAGTGGATCGCAAGCCGAATACCTAATTTTGTTCCCAAGAACTTTGTGACTATGGCGTTCTTCAAGAAAGGCGAAGGCATCAAAGCTGGTGTGCTGTACCACAATTACAGGGTGACCGACTGTGAAATAGTGTTTGCAGGCGACGGAAGCTGGGCAAGTCGTGACGCCATAAATCTGGCACTAAGATACCCATTCACTATGGGCTGTCATCGCATCACGGCAATAGCCCGAAAGGACAACAAGAAGGTTCGTAAATTATTAACACAACTTGGTTTTAAGCAAGAGGGTAAACTGCGCAAAGCAGATGTTGATAAAACCGACCTGTTCATATACGGATTGCTTGAGGGTGAGGCCAGACTTGAGCGCAAAGATAGACTTAGGAAGGTAGCATAATGGGCAAGAAATCAGGACCTACACCACCACCAGCCCCTGATCCAAGGGTGCTTGCGGAGACAGACGCCGAATTTAACCGGATTGACCAGTTCACTCCGCAGGGCAGTCTGACCTTTGGTGGGCCGTCTCGCAATCAGGCCACACTCACGCTCACGCCTGAGATGCAGGAGATATTTGAAACCCAGCTTGGGCTTGATCTATCGTTCCTCAATCTCGGTCAGGACAGGCTGGGTGACCTTGATCCAAACCCGATCAACCTTGACCAGTTCGGCCCCATCCAGACTGATGCTGGCCTTAGTGGTATAGACCTTGCCAATCAACTGGGCTTTAATCCCGGTGCTTTTGGGCTTGGACCCAATGACCTGCCTGAGTTCCAGAACACGCTCGACCTGAGTGGTTTGCCAGAGATACCGCAGGACTTCGACCAACTGCGCAGCGATCAGGAAGATGCTTTCTTCCAGCGTGGCCGCAGGTTACTGAACCCAGAGTTTGAGCGACAGGAAGACAGGCTCACGCAGACGCTGGCTAACCAAGGCTTGTTCGCTGGTGATGAAGCGGCTGGCCAACAGCAGCAGATTTTTGGCGAGAACCGTAACCGGACGTTCCAAGACTTGGCTGACCAGAGTATTTTACGAGGGGGCGATGAGGCTTCTAGGGAACTGGCCAGAATACTGGGTACAAGAGGCCAAGGATTTAATGAAGCACTTGGTCAAGGACAGTTCTTCAATCAGGCAGCGCTTAGTGACTTCGGTTCAAGGCTTGGCGCGTTCGGTGCCTCAACGCAGGGACTACAGAACCTGCTTGGGGCTACCGGGTTTAATAATACTGTTGGCCAGCAGAACCTGATGAACATGAACGCTGGCAGGGCACAGGGAATAAACGAGCAGCAAGCAATCAGAAGCAACCAGTTCAATGAACTTGCGTCTCTTCTGGGCTTACAGCAAACACAACAACCCGGATTGCAGAACTTCTTTACGCCGGGACAGGTTGACGTAATGGGTGCGCAGGCACTTAATCAGAACCAACTCAATCAGAATTTTCAAGCTGAAATGGCTCGCAATAACGCTGGCATGGGTGGCTTGTTCGGACTGGGTTCGTCACTAATTAGCGGTGCTGGTGCCGCTGCTGGTGGCGGTGCTGGTGCCACTCTATTAGGAGGATTTAAGTAATGGCTAAGGGAAGCTTTGCACAAAACAACAGATTCGGTGGTGGACCACGGTTCGGCGGCGATTTTTTCAGTCAGTCTGGTGGTGGACGCCGACCTTTTGGGGGGCAGTTCCGACCCCCTGATATGGCCAATGCTATTGGTGGTGCCCAGCGACAGCAAGACTCGTTCACTAATTCTCTGCGTCCGCAAATCAGTGCGGCACAGCAGTTTCAGAACCAGCTAGAGGGTGGTGGTACACCGCAGGGGCAGCAATTTAATCCGGTAGCCCAGCAGGCGCAGGCGTTCCAGCAACAGCTTGGCGGTATTAATCCGCAGCAACAGGCTTTAGCCCAAGCAATGCAACAGGCGCAGGCACTGCAACAGCCGGGAAATATGCAGCAGCAATTGCAGTTAGCTCAACAGCAAGCACAGCAGCAGTTTCCGGGCATTACCCCAGCACAGGGTGGACTGATGCAGCAGCAGTTGCAGGCACAGAAGGCAGCGCAAATGCAAGCAGCACCACTTCAACAGGCGTTCCGACAACAGCAGCAACCGCTAAGAGACAATCGGTTTGAACGAATATTGAATAGTGATCGTACCCAGAGATAAGCAATGACCACACTATCGACAGGGCAAAGACAGCTACAGCAGATAGAGCGCAGCCGAGCGCTTGCTGATGCCATGCAGCAACAGGCAATAAGCATTGCGCCTATCCAGCATCCGTTGCAGGGGCTTGCCAAGCTCGCACAGGCATGGGCTTCATCCAGAATTAACACAATATCCAGAGAGAGCGAGGACCGAATCACCAAAGAGCAGAACGAAGCTTTGGCCCAAGTACTTGCCCCTAACGTCACAAACATACAAGGCCCCGGATTACCAGCGACAACCGATACGTTGCCGGGTGACCCAGAAGCCATTGAGTTCTTTAAGCAGTTTGAGACAGATCAAACGGGTCCGTTCCTTGATGCTGGTGCTAGAGAGATTGGTGCACGTAACGCCTTGGGGCCAACCATTGGCCCAGAGCTTGATGAGCTAATCAGAAGGCGTGCACAGGAAGCGGAGCCAGCCGAGATAGGAACCGCTGCGATACCGGGCCAGAAGGCCCGTGTCGAAACACCAAAAACGCAGGGTCAATTGCTGGAAGCCTTGGTGAAGGTAAGACCTGACTTGGCAGAACAGGTTATGGCTAATACCATTCAGCACCAGCTAACCAAAGACCCAGAGACAACCAGCGATATTACTGAGTACCACTTTGCGCAAACCAATGATCGGTTCCCCGGTTCATTCCAAGACTGGTTGCAGACCGTAAAACCAGAGGGAACCTTAAAGGCTAATCCCGGTTATATGTGGGTAGAAGGCAAAGAGGGCCGTGAGATGGTATTTATACCGGGCGGCCCCGCTGACCCCAGCCTTGCTGAAAATACAGTGGAGGCAGCAACCAAGGCAGCAGCCGTTGATAATGCCCTGTACTCGTTAGACAAGCTGAATACCATGCTGTTCGATGAAAACGGCTCAGTGAATAGAAGCATGTTGTGGGCTATGAACATGCCGGGGGGCGGTGTTGGTCACGGCGCGACTGCCAATGCTTATATGCTTACAGCCATTGAAGCGGCACTAAGGGCAGAGTCGGGCGCAGCCGTCCCAGACACCGAAGTTGTACGCGCAGCAAAACGATTCAGACCGAAAAATACGGACTTCCGCGCCTCAACAGTGAGGGCCAAGCTGGCGCTTCTGGACAGGTTCTTGTCAGGTGCGTACTCAAGGTTTAACAAAGATGGTCGCTTCGATCCCAAGGCAACTGCCGCTGCTGTTAATGCCGCCGCAGATGAATACGAGAAAAACGGAACTATTGCCGGGGAGCCAGCGTACAAGGCAGCCCATGAAGCTATGCAAAAGTCACAACCCCAAGAATACGCTCACGGCGCGACTGCCAACAACGGTGCACTGACATATGACCACAAAAAAGGCTGGGTAAACACGGAAAACTTCAATGTCAACTGATCCATTCCAACTACCACCGGGCGCAACGCTTGATAAGCCAAGGGACCCGCACTTATTGCCAGTAGGCGCAACGCTGGACGATCCAGACGAAGAACAGAATTTCTTTGAGCGTTTCGGTGATGACCTAAAGCACAGGTTTGGTGATGTTGGTGGTGAGATTATCGGACGCAGGGTGGCTGGCGAACAGGGCTTTATGTCCACCGCATTGCAGCTAACAGGCAAGGTGGGTGCAGGGTCGATTCTGGACCTGATTGGTGAGGCGTTGATTTCTGGTGGCCGTGGTTTGGCCACTATTGCGGGTGAGGACCTGACTGACGCAGCGAAGGAAAGCGCAACTAAGGCTGGTGTGTTTTTAATCAATACCGAGCTTGGTAAAAAAGGTATGGAGGCAGCACTGCAAGGCGCGAACGAATGGTCGATCTACAAAAAAGAAAATCCGATCATGGCGGCCAACATAGAATCTATTGTTGATATTGGGCTAATAATTACCCCCGTTAAAAAGCGGCCACCCAAAACATCTCGCGTCGGTAGGGCGGCATCAAGACCGTTTGACAGGTCGGCTACCAGAAGGGCTGCCGTACAGAAGGCAGACTTTGTTGATGACCTTGTTAAGCCAAAAGAAACAGTCAAGACACTGGGTGATGCCGTTAAAAGAACCACGGAGGTTGGCAGGCTTGGCACAAAAATAACTGGACTAACAGACGATCAGATCAAACAAGCCGCAGTAATAAGAAAGATTCCCGGTGTCAGTTCAAAGAAAACATTGCAAGGCAACTACAATGCTATTGCCAAAGCATCGAACCAGAAAGCCAGAGCGCTTGAGCTACAGCTAGGTAACCTTGGGAAGCGAGGGCATTATATTGCCGACGACCTGAAGACACATCTCAACAACACCAGTCGCGTTAGGATGGGTGAGGTTACCACTCTCAAGGGCAGCGCATCTGTAATCGTTGACGACACCATTGAGGCCGCACTAGCTCATGCCGCCAAACGACCAACGACCCTACGTGGGCTGCTTACCGCAAGAAGGTCATTTGATAAGGCTACAAAAAAAGAGTTCCCGAAGATTTTTGACACTACAGCAACCGCACATGACTTAGTATATCAAGACGTTCGCAGGGAAATGAACAGGTTTATTGCAGACAGAGTTCCCAGAGCGCGTGGACCGTTCGGCAAGCCGTTGATCCGGGTGAGAGAGTCACTTAAAACTCAGCACCGCTTGAATCAAGCGCTTACTGTAATCGAAAAGAAAGCAGCAAAAGAAGGCAGAAACAAGATAGCAAGGGCTATTCAGACGCTACTGAAAGTTGTTCCTATCAGGAATGAATTGATTGCAGCACTGAGTGTCATGTACGGCATAGGCGGCTTGGGCGCTGCTGGCCTGTTTGGGCCGCTCATGCAGAAGCTGGCTCTTGGATACGGGGTAGTTGCTGGTACTAGGGGAATGATTATGGCACCCGGCACCCGTAGAGGCATTGGAAAAATGATACGGATGCTGGACAGAAGAATAAGGCTCACCAACGACATCAATAAACTCAGGGAGTTTCGCGCTGCTCGCGCTGGGCTTGTTGAATTGGTAAACGATTCTGAGGTAAATAAAGAGGCCGAAGAATACAAGGAGGCACAGTAATGGGTTGGTCAGGCGGTACATTTTCCAGAGTCCACGACTGGACTACTGA